ATATGCAGGGAGATTTAATTTAACTGATATTTTTGATGCTGCTGGAAAATTACTTGATATAATAGATGAGGAAAAAGATTCTTTATTTTATAATACAGAAAGAAATAAACCATTACAAAAAGAAGTAAAAGATATTTGGACAAAAAACATAACTATGGAAAAAAGATATTTCAATACCGATACCAGAACTGAAAAAAGAGAAGATGGCTCAACAACCATAACGGGACATGCTGCTGTGTTTAATCAAATGAGTAGCGACTTGGGGGGATTTAGGGAAGTAATTGCTCCTGGAGCTTTTACTGATGCATTAAACAAGGAAACTTTGGATTGCCGTTGTTTAATAAATCACAATCCAGATTTATTGCTGGCAAGGAGCACAAGCGGCACTTTGCAATTAAAAGAAACAGAAAAAGGGTTATCTTATTCCTTTTCAGTCCCCGATACAACTTATGGTAGAGATATATTAATTTCAATGGAGCGTGGCGATATTTCTCAGTCAAGTTTTGCATTTACAATTTTGGAAGATTCATGGGAAACAACTGAGGATGGGGAAGTAAGGACTATCAATAAGGTAAAACGCCTTTACGATTGCTCGTGTGTAACTTATCCAGCTTATCCTGATGCAGATGATTTAACATTAGCCCAACGCTCATTGGCTTCACATAAAGAAAAAGAAGAAAATAAAAGAGAAGAAAAAGATTTAGTAAAAAGAAGTTTGCTAAAGTTAAAGATTGAATTAAAGAAAAGAAGTTAATAATAATTAAAAAAAAGAAAAATGAAAAGTATAGAACTAAAAGAATTGCGTTCTGAAACTTTAGGAGAATTGGAAGTAATCCAAAAAACTGCTGAAGCTGAGGATAATCGTGATTTAACAGAGGAGGAAAATACAACTGTTGATGCGCTATTGGCAAAGGCAGATGATTATTCCACCAAAATTGAAAGAGCAGAAAAAATGGAAACTATCAAACGCAACGCTGCTGTTGTTAGTGGTGTAACTGCTACAAATGAATCAAAAGAATTGGGAGATTATTCTTTCCAAGATGCCATGAAGCAAGCAGTTTCAGGCAGAATGACGGGGATTGTAAAAGAAATGGATGCTGAAGCACGCAGGGAGAATCCTTATCAATCATTTAGAGGGATTGCGATTCCAAGAAGTGTATTGGAATATAGACAAGCAACAACATCATCATCTAATCCAACTGAGGTGCAATCTTTCTCAGATCAATTAGAAGCGAATTTAGTTTTAGCAAGTGCTGGAGCTAATTATTATTCTGCTGTTGCAGATCAAAAATTTCCAATCGTACAATCAATCAGTTCAACATGGGCAAATGAAACATCATCAACTATAAGTGCAGCAGGTAGTACAACAAGTTTAACACTATCTCCAAAAAAACTGATTTCTATTGTTCAAATGAGTGCAGAAGCTATGCAACAAAATGCAGGGCTTGAGGCAGCTATCCGTAGAAATATGGCGGCAAGTATTGCATCTTCAATAGAAGCAGCTTTATTGGGATATGGTGATACAGGTAATGCACCAGAATCTATTTTTGCTGATTGTGCAACTACAAATACAGGAGTTACCGCAGCAGATTTTATTGGGTTAGAAGCAACTGTTTTAGGTAATGATGTTCCTTTAGATGGAGCAAGAATGGCTTATATATTTGATAAAGACGCATACTCATCAATCAGAGTATTATTACAAACTGCTGGAGTAGCTGCTTTATGGAATCCTAAAGACAAAGAATTAAATAATTACTTTGGATTCTTTAGTACAAATTGCGGACAAGGTGGAACAGGCGGCAAAGCACATTGTTTATTTGGCGATTTCTCAAGAGTACATATAGCTCAATTTGGTGGATTAGATATGCTCTGGGATCCTTATACAAATGCAGCGTCAGGACTTGGCAGGCTCGTAGCCACGAGTTTAGTAGATGGAAATGCTGTTGATAACACAACTGCTTTTGCCAATATTATTGAAAGCTAATAGTTAGGTATAAATAATTTAAGGGGCAGTAATAAACTGCTGCCTCTTTTTTTAAAATAAAAGATATGGCTAAAAGTTATGCAGTAGATATAGCAGCTTCAACGGCAATTTTAACAACTGCCGAAGCTAAAACCCATTTAAAGGTGGACACAACTGCGGATGATGATTATATAGACAATATCATTAGTGCAGCAACAGAATCGGCTCAAATATTTACCAATAGGTATTTTATAAATACTACCATAACTCAGCATGGAGATACTTGGAGTGATATTTCTACTTTATTCAAAAGTAAAGTTAGTAGCATTACCCATATCAAATATTTTGATAATGATAATAGTGAGCAAACATTAGCTACTTCTGTTTGGATTTCCGACATCAATCATCAACCAGCGAGAATTGGTTTAAAACCTGAACAATCATTTCCAGATTTAGCTGAAAGAATTAATGCGGTAAATTGTAAATATGTAGTAGGTTATGGAAGTGCTGCAAGTGATGTTCCAGAGGGAATAAGAGAAGCGGTACTTTTAATAGTTGGAAATTGGTATGAGAATAGGCAAGAGATAGTCGTAGGGCGAATAGCCACAGAGCTACCAAAATCAGCTCAGTATTTATTAGAGCAATTTAAAGTGCAAACAGTATGACAATTGGCGAACTTGATAGAAGGATTACGCTTGAAACCCCTGTATTAGAAACGAATGATTATGGGGAGAGTTTTAAAGACAGTTGGGCTGAATTTAGAACAGTTTGGGCAAAGGTGGAATGGAAAGGAGGCAAGGAGGGAGAGGATTCTGGTAAGATTACAGCTACAACATTGGTAAATTTTTATATTAGGAATTTGGATTTTTTATCTCAATTTGATCCAGGGGGTACAGCAGCATATACTGCTCCTATAATGGAAAGTAGAATAGCGTTTGCGCCAGCGCAAGGATATAATGGAGCAGAAGCCGTTGTAAAATATTACTACTTTCAAGCGATAGAACAAATTGAGGGGAGAGAAAGATTTTTAAAAATAATAACAAAGCAAAAAGATTAATGGGTAATTTAAGTGCAATAGAGAGGAAATCGTTTGGGCAATCGGCTCAATCATCAAAATCCTTTATTAAATTACAAGGGGCAAAGGAGATTAATGATATGTTTGCTAAATTAGGCAAGGATATTGGAATAAAGCAAGATTTATTATGGGTACGACTTTGGAAAAAAATAGGAAAGGGTGCAATGAATGATGCGAAAGGGTTAGCTCCAAAATTGGGAGATAGTAAAAAATCAAGCAAAATGACAGTAGTAAGAGGAGTAGTATATCCTCCCGATCATAGTAAAAGAATTACAAAAGGCACATTAAAAGAAAGTATTGGATTTTTTAGAACAAGAGATAGCAAAAACCATTTAGGAATATATTTAGGGCCAAGATTAAAAGGTAAATTCAAAAAAAATAAAGGTGGATATTATGGTGCTTGGCTTGAATATGGGAATGAGGTTATGCATTTTGGAAAATATACAAGTAGGGCTACCAGATTTATGCAGCCAGCTTGGGAGAGAAATAAAATTAGTATGACAAAAAATGCGTTTAAAGGTGCTGAAGATATAGCTGCAAAAGCAATAAAAGCTCATGCGAGAAAATTAAAAAAATATGGAACTTTAGGAGCATAATGTTAGTAGGGAAAGCAATATATAGTATATTAAGTGATGATTCTCCTGTTGGGGCAATAATTGCGGATAGAATTTATCCAAATGTAGCAAAACAATCAAGTGCGTTTCCTTTTGCTGTTTATACAGTAACGGGAGATAGCCCAACAGTTACAAAAGATGGAGTAAGCGATTTGGATGAGAATGCTATTTTGATTTTATGTTATAGTCAAACTTATAGCGAGGCATCTGATTTAGCAGATAAAGTAAGAACAGCTTTGGATAGGGTAAATGGAACTTATGAAGGAGTAGTGGTGCAAGGCATACAATATTTAAGTTATAATGATGATTTTGATATAAAGGATGATAATGATGGCGTTTATGTTAAATCATTAAATTTTAGAATTAGATTAATAAACTCATGAAAAAACAAAGGCATAAATTAATAAAGGATTGGAATAGTAAAAGGCATAGTAAGATTATTACAAAAGGGATATTTGTAATAATTACCAGAGAATCCGAATTAGAAGAATTAATAGATGGAGAGCATATTGTTGCTCCAAAGAAAAAAATAAAAAAAACTAAAAAAATAAAAGAAGATGGCGGAACTAACAGTCCAACAGATAACTGAGGCAGGGGGTAGTGTAACATATTCGGCTGCTGCTGGCGGTGGAGATACTGCTGATAATGGCGGCTCTACTTTTTTGAATATTAAAAATGGTGGGGGAGGTGAAATAACAGTTACTATTACAGCCCAAACTACCAGCGTAGATTCAAGTATTTATGGGGATTTAACAAAGGCAAACGCAAGCATAGCAATTGCTGGAAGTGGAGAGGCATTTATTGGCCCTTTTAAACCATCAGCTTTTAATGATGGGAATGGAGAGATTGCAATTACTTACTCAGGTGTTACAAGTGTAACGATTGCAGCATTATATATAGCAGCAAGTCAAATGTAAAAACAAAAAAATTAATTAATTAAAAAAATAGAAAAATGGCAAATTTAACGACAGCTTTAAATGGAACTTCCATTAAAATTATGGATGCTTCGCAGAATATTCTTGTTGCTTATGCTCAAAGTGGCACTCTAAATGTTAATATGAGTACCAGAGATATAAGTAATAAAGAGAGTGCAGGATGGACTGAAAGTATGGAAGGAGCAAGAAATTGGGATATAAGTGTGGATGGTGCTTATGCATGGACTGATGTTTCAGCATCAGCATTAACTAATGGAGCAGATGATATGCTCAATACTTACATAATCACAAGAACACAAGTAACAGTACAATTTGGAACTGACAGCACAAGCACAGGAGATACTTATTATGAAGGAAAGGGATGGCTCACAGCTTTTAGTGTTTCAGCACCTACGGAAGAGACTGCAACTTATTCTATATCCATAACTGGATCTGGAGGATTAACTCAAAATGTATCTTAAATAACCTAATACTCAATACCCCATTCGCATCCTTTTTTCAGGTGGGTTGCGTTTGGGTGAGAGTATTTTTTAAAACTTGAAAAAATGGAAAATTATACTTTTGTAGAATTAGGAGGAAAAAAATATCCAATCAAATTTGGCTTTAACGCTCTTAGAAAATATTCAATGCAAACAGGAACAACATTAGCAGATTTAAACAATATAGGAGAAAATATGAGTTTAAATGATGCTTTAATTTTGATTCATTGTGGTATTGAAGATGGACATAGGGCAGCTAAACAAAAATGCGTACTATCATTAGATGAATTAGCTGATAGTATGGATGGCGATATGGAAGGCATTGCAAGATGCATGGAAGTATTAGCTGAAATGATGGGGGGGAGTACTGAAAAAAAGCAAAAGCCCAAGAAAGCAAAAAGCTAACTTGGGATAAAATTGAGGGCATTGCTTTTGGGCAAATGGGAATGAGTGTTGAGGACTTTTATGATATGATTCCAAGACACTTTTTTAATAAAATGGATGGATTCTTTCAATTAGAGCAATTAAGAGATAGAAGTGCATGGGAAAGAATAAGATGGCAAACTTGTTATTTATTAAATATCCAAATGCCAAGAGGCAAACAATTAAAATTAAAAGATTTGATTCATTTTGCTTGGGAAAAGGATGATAAAAAAGCTAAAATAAATTATAAAAAATTGAAGGCGAGAGCTGAATATATAAAGAAAATGGAAGAACATGGCAAGTAAAAGTATCGGAATGTTAAACATAGTTTTTGGAGCTGACCTTAGAGGTTTTGAAAGGGCTATGAAAAAAGCTCAAAAAGGATTAAAGAAGTTTGGCTCAAAAATGAAAAAGATTGGTGGCAATTTATCAAGGAATTTAACCATGCCACTACTTGCAGTTGGAGGAGCATCAGCAAAAATGGCGTTGGATTTTCAAAAATCCATGACCAAAATAAATACTTTAGTAGGCGTATCAGCAGGGGAGGTTGAGAAATTAAAAAAGAGTGTTTTAGCATTATCTGGAAAAACAGCAACTGCTCCAAATGAATTAGCAGAAGGACTTTATTTCTTAACATCAGCTGGGCTAAATAGCAAAGATGCTATGGAAGCCCTTGAACAAGTATCAAAAGGCGTTGCAAGTGGATTAGGTGAATCCGCTGATTTATCAAATGTTGCAGCGGCAGCCCAAAATGCCTACGGAAAAGAAACCATGTCAGCATCTAAGGCATTAGATATTTTTGGAGGTATGGTAAAAACAGGGATGTTTAATGCATCTGAGTTAGCATCTGTTCTTGGAACTCAACTTGGTTTATCGGCAAGTTTAGGTATTAGTTTTGAAGAAGTTGGAGCATTAATCGCTACCTATACTAAAACAACTGGAGATGCCAATGCAGCTACAACAGGACTTTCTGGCGTAATGATGTCGTTTGCTAAAATTACTCCAAAACAAGAAACAGCATTAAATGCAGTAGGATTAAGTGCAAAATCTTTACGAGATATGCTATCCAAAGAAGGATTGCAAGGCACTCTTTTGGAAATGCAAAAAAGATTCAAGGCAAATGGAGTTGAGTTATCTGAATTTTTTAGTAAAAGCCAATCATTAAAAGCAGTTCTGGGGGTTTTAGGAAATCAAACAGGGACATATAAAGACATTCTTTTAGAATTGGAAGAATCAGTTGGATTTGTTAATAATGCTTTTGATGAAACAGCCGAAACATCTGCCTTTAAGATGGAAAAGGCAATGAATGATTTAAGAGTGGCTGGAACAATGTTAGGACAAGAGTTATTTCCTATTGTTGATGCACTTTCCAAAAAAATTAGCTCCTTAACTAATTGGTTTAAGGAATTGGATGATGCTGGGAAGAAAAATGTTGTAAAATGGGGGTTAATAACTGCTGCAATAGGACCAGTAATAATATTAATAGGAAAAATAAGCACTGGTATTTCCGCTTTAATTCCCATAGTAAGTACATTAACAAAAGTAATGTTGGCTAATCCTTATTTAGCTGTAGGAGCTGCCGTAGCAGGATTAATTATTCATTTTTCTACACTTGGAAGAAAAACTAATGAGCTAACAAAGGCACAAAAAAAATATAACACGGAATTAAAAAAGGTAAAAGGAATATTACAAGAAACAGCAGGGCTACAAAAGGAGGTTAAAAATTTAGATTTACTTTCCAATGCACAAAAAAAACAATTAAAAGAAAAACTAGAATTACAAAAAGCAGACGTAAAAGAGAAACAAAAAAATATAGAAATATGGGCTAGGGAAAATGGTT